TAAATATGTATATTCATTAACAATATTTCTAAAAAGCTTTCCATTAGGTTGTAAATTTGCAGATGTTGTGTTCCTTGGTAATTCAATAGCTTGTTCTTGTATTCTGGAATAATATAAATCTTGTTCAATTGAACCTGGTGGAAAATGATGATTTCTTAAAGCTCCTATTGTTCCACTTTGCTCTTTATCACTCTTAGTCTTATTTGCAGGATTAATATATTTGATTCTAAGTCTGGACACAAATTGATATGAACCATTTCTAAGTGTATTAGAAATTTGTTCTAAATATTCATGCATCATTAAAAATTTAATAAGAATACTATTTTCAACATATCTTTGCATCTCATTTATATCATAACCCTTATACGGTTTTAGAAAAAGTATAGGTTTTGTTAAATCAATACCAACCTTATAATAATCGGCAATTGTATCATATAATTCATCACTAATTGGAGTAAATTGAAAATCATAATCCAGATTAGTTTCATTATAAAGAGTTTCAATCATATTATAATTAGTGCCACTTGGATACCAAATAACATCTTTATTATCTTTCAAATGTGAAATAATTCTTGGTATAAGACCTCTTTTCAGAGGGTCGTTAATACGTATATTTTCTTCAACATAATCTTCAGCAAGATGTATTATGTTAAGTGAATCATTATCAAATTTGTTTTCCTCTATACCGCTATTTATTTTTCTTTCTTTTATTTCTAAACACTTTTCTCTGTTATATTTCTGAACATCCGATATAAATATTGTGTTTCCATTATATTCATATTCTCCTTGATACTCATCTTCTTTACCAAAAAATGTAAAGGGTTTTTTATTAAAATATTTTGTTTCAACACTATTATATCCTTCTTTTCTTATCATTCCATTATCAATCCATATATTTGAATCAGGAGCTTCATCTATATCATTAATGTAGTAACATTCATGTTTAAAATAATCAAAATAGGGTTTAAGTTCACTTTTCATAAGATCCGATTGAATAAAAACATCTTCATGTAAAAGTTCTGATATAGGCTTTAAATCTTCAATAAAATCGTAATATTTTGGCTGACGGTCACTTGATGCACCAGCTCCAGTTGCTGTATCTTCCGTAGTTAAACATTCAGGATGTTCTATTATAACACTTTTTCTAACCATTCCAAAATCCCAATCATACATTTTCTCCATTGCTCTTGGTGAATAATTGATGGTAAGCCATAAATATTCGATTGGTAATTGAATACTTGTTATATCTAACAATAATTTTCTTACATTAAACGTTAAAGATAAAATTCTATCATCTGCTTTACCATCATTCCTTGGTTTTTGAGTATCATCAATCCAATATTTAAGTAATTGCTTTGATTTCTTTGAATCAGCAAAATACATTATACCACCAGATGTTTCAAACATGTATGGATCCATCATTACTCCTGCCGAATCTTGATAATTATCCGCCGCGCGTGGGTCTGACCACCACCCTCTGGCCATAAAATCTACATTTTCAGTATCAAAAATATGAGGATACTTTCTAACAAACATATCTCCATCTATATAAACAATAGCTCTACCTCCAGACTTTGCTAAAGCTTTTTGTATAAAATATGGTTTTGCATTGATTGCCATTTGATACCCACCCTTTTTTGCAAATGCTGGGACTTCCAATGCAAAATAGTTACATTTACTTTCAGCACACTCTGCCTCCCATTTGTCTATCATCTCATTATATAGTATTGGCAACTTCCATCTAAAAAATGTATTTAAAATATCGTATATATTAGCTTCAATTTTACTATCATTTCTAAGAAGTTCAATATCTTCATTTGTCAGATTCTTATTTCTCAATATTAATTCAAACTCATATTTCTCATATTTGTCCAAATCTTCATAAGACAAATTTAGTTTTTTCTTGAAAATAGAATTAATCGTTTTTTTAATGGCATTTTGTCTCTTCGCCATTTTGGTTACAACACTTACAATTTCTGTTTGGTCCATTCCACCACTTAATAGTTGCTCTACCTTCATACGAAACATGTTTTTAGAGATAAGAATTTTGGAATATTCTGTTAAAAATCCCTTGATTCTATTATAAATTATAATACTTAATATTTCAAGTATGTCTTGAATACGTTTTTTTGATTGTTGATGGTTATCAAATACAAGTTTCATAAAGCTGAACTTGTTTTCATAAATAAATGTATCGCGAAGTATTTTATCTAAATTATCAGACTTGTTTACAATTGATGATGTTATTCTTTTTTTCAAATCATCTAAAAATTCAAGTACATATTCTGACTTATCTGCATTCCCCTTTTCCGCACTATCCAATTTGTGGAGATTTATTTCATCTACTATATCACTTTTTAGACTATTATAAAAAATAATCGAAAATTTTTTACAAATTTTTTGTAAATTGCTTCTTATCTCGGAATATGGCATAAAATCTCCATTCTTAACTTTATAAAACATGTCTGGATTGGTTTGCATAGACCCATTGTATATATTCACACATGCTTTTTCAATCTGTTTAACAAACTGTTCATAAGTTGCATGACAATATTTAGAAGTATTATTGTTTCTATTACCTCTGCCCCACCAATAAGTAGCTATAATAAATTTACTATCTTCATTAACAATTGTTGGAGAAGCATCTACAAAAGCCTCGTCTAATGCTCTAATAACATCCTCATGTGGATTGGACATAATATTATAATAATATATTAAAATCTTACATTAAATAGTATGGAAGATTTTACCATTATATATCATCGTTGGCAAGGTCAAAATGATATCAACAATTATATCTTTACAAATAAAAAGACAAGTAATTTAAAAGAACAACACACCGTTATAAATCATGTAATAAGTCGTTTTGATACTGTTTCACAAGTTATGAAAAAAATCTATGTATATGTGTGCGAAGATGCTTTAAAATTGTCTGTTTCGTTAAGTGATTTATATTTATGGATTGATGACAATAATTCACCATTTATAGAAAAAGGTAAGAAATCTAATATAAGCGATAGCAAATATGAACATGACCTTATACATCTATTTCTGAATAATTCCAATGAAATCAAATTTACACTAACTTCTCATTTAGAAAAAAGATTAGAAAAGAGTAAGACTGTTGCTAAGTGGGTTGAATCATGGGTAGCAAACAATGCTTCCAAAACCAGTGAAATGGACAAATCACAAATAGAAAACATAAAGGAACATACCAATCTTATAACTAAGGTAGAAAGTACAAAGGTTCCCAAAAAAACTTTACAAATAAAAAGAACTCGTCACACCATGATTTTTACAGATTTAGTATTGTCTAAAGAAACAAAAAAGGGAGTCTTGGATATAGACAAAATATTTAAACAATTCCCTCTTAATAATAATGTTCCTCTGATAAAAATTGGAACTAAAACAAATTCAAAGACTAAAGTTTATAAACCAGCTATTAAAAGAGAACTTGATACTAAATTCTGGAAAAAATGGCAAAAAGAAGATGATAAAGAGCAAAATCTTCAAATCAAATTTATGTATGAATTTTGTACAATACAAATCACAATATACAATAACTCAAGTATATCAGTTAGATGTTCTGGTGAAATAACAAAAGAATTATGGAAAATGGTATATGAAAAAATTTTAGAGTGGATAATACTACCAATTAATAATATTTTACAATATGAATTGAAACCTCTCAGATTTGAAAACCTTAAATATAGATTAATTAACTCAAAAACACTTATTAAGAAGAATGTCAACTTAAAATCATCTATTATCAATGATTTTATAGAATATATACCTTACTTCTCCATTACAAATGAAGACAAATTACGTTTTATAAAGGTAACAGACTATCAGAGAAATAGAATAAATGTTTCTAACGAAATATACAATTTCTATAAGGATAATGAAAAAACAGTCAAAAGATTAGGAATATTGTTTATGATATCCGATAATGAAGCAAATAATGAATTAGATATACTTAATAATGATAAATTAGTACGGAATTCAAATAATGATATGCGAATATTAGATGATTCTACTTTGGGTTATAGCATGAAAATCACATATGACTCCGAGTACATTAAAATAATACACACTGGAAAAAATCCAGAAGAAATTGACTATGCTATAAATATAATTAGAAAACTTCTATTTATACATAGCATCAATTCTAATGATTCAAAGCAAGATAAACCCGTTATAATAGATAGTGATGATGACTCTGATGATGATATTGATGCTCTAATTGCAAATGTTGACGATTCAGACGATTCTGATAGTTCAGATGATTCTGATGATGATAATGTTCCTATATTAAAAAGCGATTCGGAATCAGAATCCGAATCGGAATCGGAATCAGAATCAGAATCTGAGTCAGAATTAGAAGAGGAAAACAAAGATAATTCATGGTATAGTCTATCAACTACAAGACGTCCAAAAATTCCTCCAAAAGATTTTAAAACAATTCGTTTTACTCTTCCTCCTGCAGGATGGAATACAAAGAAAGATAAGGCGGGTAATATTAGAACATATCGTTCAGAAAGACTTAAGTTTTACGATCCGGAATTATTTAATATGAAGTTTAGTGAAACGGGTAAAGAAGTTAGTAGAAAAGATGGAAAAGTTGAGTTTAGTACATCTTGTGCACCTACACAATCACATCCAATCGCGTTTAACCATGCAGAACATGATAGGCTATTAGAAATCCTTAAAGAATATGTTAATGATGGACATCCAGAAATAAAAGATAAACCACGTATATTAGACTGGTTGGAATACAGAAATGTTTGGTACTTAGCATGTGAATGTATATGTGTAGGTTGTATGCTACCTATTCGAATCGATGAACTTGGTAAAAACGATGAATGCCCTAAATGTAATAGTAACAAATACACAATACGCAATGATAATTCCTCTACTGGAAATAAAATAAAACTAGGTCCTGCAAAGTATAATCTTTCTGTATGGCCTTGTAGAAGAATTAGAGACCAACCATCCAATCAAAAGAAAGCACCAGATTCATCTACATATATTTTGAGTAAAGACCGTTTTAATATAGAAAGGGGAAGGCTTGGAGATTTGCCAGATGCTATGCATAAAATGTTTGGTAATGCTACTGATATTTCTAAAGGTCCAATACCAAAATCCGGAAATCCATATATTTTGAGATATGGTATTTATGAAAAATCATTTGATGATTCCTTTATAAAGGCCATTAGTGTTTTGTATGGCAAAACAGAAAACGAAGTCATTGATAGTGTTATTAATAATCTTAAAGATGTAACACAGTTTATAAGAACTTGTGAAGGTTCTTTAATTAACTTGTTTTCTGCTAAAAGAAACAATGAAACTAATGATTCTGATTATAAAAAATGGTTAAAAGATCAAACATTCAAGGGCAGTATTTCATCAAAACATATGCAAAATATATATAACTCTTATGCTAACTTTTGTGATTTCTTGAAAGATAAATCAATAGAACATGACCATCGCATTATGTGGCCTATTCTATGTTATCCTGGCGTATTATGGAAATATGGTTTGAATTTATACTTATTCAAAACTGATAAAAAAACAGGAAATAGTGCGGAATATATATGCCCACCTAATGGACATCCATTCTACTATCATTATACAGAAGAATTTGTCAATAGTAAAACGGCTTTTTTAATATTCTCAACAATGTATGATGGACGATATTTTTATGAACCGTGTGCTAAATTTATACCATCAGACAAAAAAAGAAAAGAGCCACAATTGTTATTCGATTCATTACAATCCCCTTCTAATACAAATAAAGATGGTTTATCTACAGCAGTTTGGAATAGTGTTGCTCCACTAAGACAACATTGTGGAACATCTTTACAAGACAATTATGTAAGTTATCTACGCAAAAATAATTACAAATTAAATCCACTCCCATATACTTCTAATTATTCCTATTTATCAGATTACTTTATAGACCTAAATGCGAAAAAAATACTACATAAATTAGAACTGAAACCCATTGCACAAGTTATGAACTCAAAATATCAATCCAATGGTTTAGTTGTAACATATCAAAAAGTTAAGTTCTTTATCCCTATAGAACCTCGGTCGGTTATATTAGACTTAGACATTCTTGAAAAGATTCCTTGTTCTAATATTCCAGACTTTAATTTGGCTTATAAATTTTACACTTGGTTAAGCAAAAATAAAATGCGCACTAAACCTCTCGAATACATTGTTGATTTGAAAACAAACAAAATAAATGGAATTATATTAGAAACCAATAATGTAATTCCTATCAAACCATCTCCATTATCGCAAGATAATAATGGATTGAAGAAAAGTACCAGACCAACCTATGAGTGTGACGAAGATATTGATATAATTGATGAAAGAGAAACTTATATTACTGAATTCAATGACTATTGGTATGGATACGATGAATTTTGTATGAATGTTGCAAAAAATATTAAAAAGTCCAAAGCAAAACTGGATGATAAAGATATAGAAAATTCAAAAGATATCATCAAATTACATTCTCAATCTCTGGTTATTGACGATATTACTACAATTTATTTGGAAACCCTTCTAAAGGAATATGAATATAATTATGTCAGAAGAAATGATATCAAAACAGGCAAAAAACCACTATTTATAACTCAATTAGAGAATAATAAAATAATCCCTGATACAAAAATATTTGATGACAATGAAAGTAAAGAGTATTATATCAAAAATCAAAAAAATCAGAGTACTTATGCCAAATATATACCGTTTTATAATCCAGACAATTTAGATATTTTAAAGGATAGCAAATTATATTCAATGAGTAATATTGGTCTTAAACTTTCAAAAACTTGGCAAAAAATATTGCATAAAGACTTTAGATATGCCCATTATGATAAATATGTATGGATTGATAAAATTACCCATATATCAATATATGATATACTAAAAGAACTTCAAGATAATAGAAAATGGCTAGAAATATCCAGACAAACTAATTCATGTATAGTTATATTAGATAACAAAGGAGGTGCTATAACGTATGGGAGTAACAAAAATTCCCGATTTTATCTATTATTTTACTCTATTGAAACTGATATATATCCAATCTTTTTAACTAAAAATTCAAATCAAGAATTTGATATGTCTTCTGCTGATTTGTCAAC